ATAAATGCGGCAAAGAGGAGACTCTGACTTGGGGTGAGTATTTTAACAAACAGCCGAAAGTTGGCTCCTTTATACAGAATATAACACTTCAATGTAAATGTGGAAATGTCGCCGAAGTATGGGCGGCAGATGAATGACTGATCAGCTAACCACAGTCAAACCGTCACTGCCGACTCCGTTTCCCAACGAGCCGCGGATATGGACTTGTCCGAAGACCGGGCTCAAGGTTCCCACGGATGAGAATGAAAATATGGAGTATCGCGTCAAACTGCTCAAGCGAGCCGAGAAGGACCACGCTTTACAGCGTGATTTGCTCGCGGCGTGTAAAGAGAGCAAGCTGTTCTGGACGTTTGCGTTTGCATTTACCCTCTGGGAGATTGAGGTAAGCGCGGAGACGAATGGGTATATCCCCGCCAAGCAGGCGCTTCACCCATTCATCCCGTTCGAGAAGCAGCGTGAGTGGTTTGACTGGGCCGATGAGCGGTTTGAGAAAGGCGAGGATGGGCTAACGCATAAGAGCCGCGAGATGGGTGCTAGTTGGCTGCATGTATTATTTCTACACCATACGTGGTTGTTCCGCGATGGTACCCAGATTCGTGAGATGAGCCGCGTTGAGGACCTTGTAGATAGTCCGATAAGCAAGAGTCTGTTCGCCAAGCACGATACCGTGAATCTCTACCTGCCTGAGTGGATGCGTCCTCCGGGTGTGATGGTGCGTGGCCGTGAGAACCGCACCAGTATGCGACTGTATAATACACTAAATAACTCCACCATCGCCGGTGAGTCTACTAACCGTGCGGCCTTATCTGGCGACCGGGCAGCTATCATCTTGCTCGATGAGATGGCAAAGATGGATAACGGGGACTCGATCAAGCGATCTACTGCCCCCGTGACAGCTTGCCGGTTGGTTAACTCGACCGTCGATATGCCTGGATCGTGCTATTCGCGTTGGAAAGACTCGGGCACTATTAAGGTGTTCAACCTATTTGCGTGGGAGCATCCTGTGAAGGGCCGGAATCGGTTTATAGTGCAGGATGAAGCCACTAAGGCTTATCGCATAACGACACCTTTCATTGAGCATGAAATCGAGCGTAACGGTTGGAAAGAAGTTGCCGTTGAAATCTATGGTATCGAGGGTGAGGTTGGCGATTCGTTCTTTGACAATTCAGAGCTAGATAGACACGCGGCCCTGTTTGTCCAGAAGCCGAAGATGCGGCTGAACATCGAGATGCGTGATCAGTACTCGAATGCATCCGTGGCCCGGGTATTACGTCGCCGCGATCTCAATGCGATCCGCGTCACACGACACACAGACGGTGCGCTTCGGGTGTGGGCTCCGCTGATCAATGGGCGGCTCGACCAGACCAAGACATATACAATCGGCATTGACTTGTCGAAGGGGCAAGGTGGTGATTCGACCTCAGAGTCCGTCGCCTCCGTCCGATGCGACCAGACGGGTGAGATCGTTGCGAAGTGGGCTAGTAACACTACACCACCCTACGAGGCCGCGCGAACTATCGCCGCTCTGGCCGTATGGGTCGGAGGAGCCGCACCCCGCCACTTGCCGTTCGTCGCATGGGAAATGAACGGCCCTGGTTGGGACTTCGGGAATGTGTTTGTCAAGACGATGAAGTATCCGCACTATTACCGTGATGAGACCATTGGACAGGTGGTTGATAAGAAGTCGGCGAAATGGGGATGGCACTCGAATCGGGACCGCAAGCGCGTGTTGCTTCGGGCCTATGAGGATGCACTGCGGGAGGGGAAGATCGTCAACCGCGATCAGCAGAGCATCGATCAGGCGAAGACCTATATCACGTATCCGAATGGGAAGTGCGGTCCTGCGGAGTTGGCTGACAAGAAGCAGGCCGATTATCTCGGCCACGGCGACCGATGTATCGCCGACGCGCTGACGACGCTGAACAAGAGCAAGTTGAAGCCGCGCAGGAATTTCTGTGATGCCCCCGAGGGTACGTGGGAGAATAGATTCAACAAGTGGAAGCAAACCACCCGGAAGCAGAAGGGGTGGCGTAAGCGATATTCATTCGCGTGAGGACAGCTAGATGTCACGAATCCTAACGGCACAGAAAATCAGCGCGAGCGCACAGGAAGGCTTTGACCGCCTCAGCCAGTTCCGCAAGGCCCGGGCCTACGCCGTCAAAGAATATATCGGCACCTATATGGCCGAGAAGTACGGCATGACGGGTGAGAAACCCCTGAATCTCGTGTTTCTTGCGATCCGTGCCTTGGTGCCGAACCTCGTGCAGCGCGAGGGCGTCAGCCGGGTATTGACCAACATCCTCGCCCAACGCGACTATGCCGAGAAGATGGGTCTCGCCCTCAGCGACCTGCACAAGAAACTCAGGATGAAAGACATCCTCCGCGCCGGTATTGTGGACACCGCGCTCGGTGGGTTGGCCGCGTACAAGACTGGACTCGATACGACCGGCAACAAGATTTCTGTAGCAACGGATATCGACGTTGACCCAATGCAGATTTACACGCAACTGATCAGCCTCGATGATCTGACCGTGGACCCGATTTGCCGATCCTTCGACAAGGCATCATTTATCGGCCACCGAATCCACATCGAGCGGGCGCGGTTGATGGAGGCCGAGGGATGGAACAAGGACCTCGTGCGGCGACTTCCGCGGGCGGGTATGAAGGGTGATGAGTCTGAGTATTCCGAGATGATTACGCAGACTGATCCACTGAACCTGGAATACGCTGCATGGCAGGATTTCGTGAACATCGTGGAGATTTGGGTTCCCGAAGCCGAGTATATCTGCTATATCCCTGATCCCGCGGAATCCTCGGCACCGGACTTCCTAAAGGTCGAGGAATACTATGGCGAGCCTAGTGGTCCCTTCACATTCGGTGCGATAACTAACCCAGTACCGGACAATCCATTTCCAGTCGCTCCGGTTGGCATCTGGCGTGATCTAGCGGATATGGCGAACCGCCTGTTTCGCAAGGCTATGGATCAGGCTGATCGACAGAAGAATATAATGCTGTATAATCCAGCGAATGCCGATGTCGCAGAGGCTATCCACGAAGCACTTGATGGTGAGGGTATTGCAACTGAGGACCCACAGGGCGTAAATATCCAATCATTCGAGGGGGCCGATCAGGGCACGGTGGCGATGACCCAGAGCATCTACGGGTGGTTTAACCTCGTGGCCGGGAACCCGGACCTGATGAGCGGTGCGGGTATCAATGCGAACAAAGCAACGGGGCAGCAGATTCTACAACAGAACGCCTCAATCAGTATCAGTGACATGCAGGACATGGTGTACGACACCGCGGCCAGTATTTCGCGTAAGCAAGCGTGGTTCTTGCACAACGACGACCTGCTGTTCGTCCCCGACCAGCCCGGTATCCCGCTGATCAAGCGGTTGCCGACTGGTGAGGAGTCACAGTTGTATCTGACACCTGCTGATCGCACCGGCAACTTCGATCAGCTTGGGTTCGAGATCGTGCGGCGGTCGATGAATGTGATCGACCCCGCGACCCGTGAGCGTCTTGTGACGCATTTCACAAATCAGGTATTGCCGCAGGCGATGATGGCTGCGCAAGCATCGATGCAGGCAGGGCTTGAGTTCAACGTGTCGAAGTACTTGATGAACGTGGCTGCTGATCTCGGTATCGAGTCTTTAGTGGACGATATCTGGACTGATCCGTCGTTCCAGTCTCGTATGCAGTGGTATCAGGATCACGTCGGTACCCCTAAGAAAATGACGAACACGACACAGAATGGGCAGTTTCCCGTGGGTGGTACACCGATGGGAACACCCACGCAGCAATTTAACCAACAGGCCCAACAGACCGCGGGGCTGGCACAGCAGACTTATAACACAGGAGGATTTTGATGGCACTGTTCAAGAAGAAACCGTTGGCCGTTGGTGAGGCCCGCACGAAGGCCGAGGCGCGTAAGGTAGAAGGCCGTCTCCGTAAGAAGTACCCCGGTAAGGCCCCCGAGGGTGGATGGTCGATTCCGGTGCGAGCGGAACGACGGTCAGTACCAAAATCTGGACTGTCGTCTGCTAACCAAGGAGTAACATCGGATGACTATTCAGCGGTTATGAAGATGACAGATTCAGCAAAACGTAAACGTAAGGGGACGAAGTAATGCCGACCTACGGCTATATGTGTGACTGTGGTGTATATGAGGACATCGTGAAACCGATGTCCGAGCATGATCGCAGCGAGGTATGTCCCGAGTGCGGTGCGCAGATGCGGCGCGACTACTCCGCGGCCCCTCGCGTTCACGCTGATAGCTACAGCAAAGAGATTCACTCGGACGCACTCGCAGTTCACCCCGATCAGCGGGCCGAGCATCAGCGGTTGTATCCGAACGTGCCGCTCGACAAGGCGTGTCGCCCGGTGCTGAGTAGCTTCTCGCAGGCTGAGAAGTACTATGAGCAGCGTGGCATCTATAAGCCGCCGCAACGTAATCGGCGGCGTAAGACGAAAGTAAGTTAAGGGGAAACTGATGGCAGACCAAGACTTTGATAGCGTGAAAGCAGCCGAAGAATTGCAGGCTGAGATTGACAAAATCGATTTTGACGGTGGCATGACCCCGGGAGCCGAGACTCCCGCGCCTACCCCCGAGCCCGATGTCACGGACCCGGAAGATGACGGCGAGCCTACCCCCGAGCCGGATGATGGTCAGCAAGACGCTGAACCGGATGCCGAGCCTGGGGAAGGCAACGAGCCCGATTCTACCCAGGACGACAACGCGGACGGGGAAGACGATAAGCCCGCATTGCCAGATAGTCACTATCGTTCCATGCTTCGGATGGGGTGGACTGCCGAAGACATCGGAGAGTTGTACGACCAGTCCCCCGAAGCTGCACTACGGATGGCGAAGAAATGCTACGACTCGGTGAACTCCATGTCGAAGCAACTTGGTCAACTGGGTATCGCAGCCCAGAAGGCCAAAGAAACGCCCGTCGTGCAACCCACATCGCAGCCCAGTGGCCGACTCGACAAACTGATCGAGAAGGTCAAGGATCATTATGGAGACGATGATCCGATGGCTGAGGTGTTGATGGAGGTATTGAAGGAGCGACGGCAGCCTGAACCCGCTCCCGCAGCGGCTCAGGAACCCGCTATCCCACAGCGTACTGTGGACGAGGAGATCGCGGCCCGTCAGCAGATTCAGACATTCTTTGGCTCTGATGACATGACGGCGTATGCTGATCTCTATGGCGAGGACAACTCGCTGGTAGGTGACTGGTCGAAGCTCACGCCCGGCCAACGAGCCAACCGGATCGAGGTCTGTAACCGGGCCCAGGTATTGCTGTACGGTGCGGCGGCGGCAGGGATGGAAATGGGAACCGCGGAGGCTTTGGAGCGGGCACACCTTGAGGTATCGGCTCCGATGGCCGAGGAGATCGTGCGTAGCAGGATCGCTAAGTCGGCCAAGAAACGGGAACGAAGTGTGACGCTCAAGCCTAGCGGTGGTACGCCCAACCCGCAGTCGGGTGGGGCATTTGACCACAAACAAGCAGTTGCAGAGATGAAAGCCGAACTTGACGCCGTGTTCAAGACCGGGTAGTAGTCTCTAGGAGGCTAATATGAGCTACACCTATGATCAACTCGCAGGTCTGGTGGCGACCACGCACACCAAGTATCCGCGACAGGAACTCACGATTACGTGGGACGATCACAATTTTGAAGGTGCCCGCATCTTCAATCAGGACTCGATGAAGAAACAGGGCGGCACCACGATTTCGGGTCGCGCGCTATTGTCCCCGACTGGTAATGCCCGATACGTTGGCTACTATGAAGTCGATGAACTCGCGCAGGGTGAGACGGTTCATAGTTTTACGATGCCGTGGGCCCGTGTTACCACGAACTGGTCGTGGGATGAGTTCGAGATTTTGCAGAACAAGTCGAACCCCGAGGGCTTCATCGATCTCGCCAAGGTCAAAGAGACGCAGGCGATGTGGGACCTCGCCAATCTGTTCGAGGAAGCCATCTGGCAGGCCCCGACCTCGGCCACCGATGACAAGTTCCCTCGCGGCGTTCCGTACTACATCCGTATGGCGGACGCTGATGTCGCTATCGGCTCGGCTGGTGACTTTATCGGTCAGACGATCCGGTATCGTAACGCTTCGACTGGCACGGACTGCTCGGGTATCGACGCGGCTGTGTATACGACCTGGAAGAACTGGGTTGATATCTACACCGCCGTCAACAACGACCTGATCACGAAACTGCGGAAGGCGTTCATCTACTCGAAGTTCCGTGCCCCTCTGGGTGCGACTGCCTTCGAGCAGCGTAAGGCTGCGAAGACCCGTATCTACACCGGATTCACGAACAAGGTCAATATGTACGACTACCTGGATGCGAAGGATGACGTGCATACGACTAAGGAAGTGTTCGGGCGTATGGTCGTCACCGAAGGTACCGATATGATGATCAATGGCTATGATGTCATGGCGATTGATGATCTGGAAGGTGCCACCGATCCGGTGACTGGTGACACGACCGACCCTTGGTACTGCATCAACTTCTCGCACTTCCAGCCGATTGTGTATTCGGGTTACTGGATGAACGTGAAGGGTCCGGTGCATGGTGGGACGAAGCAGCATACCGTCTGGACGATGTTCAAAGATGGAGCTCATAACATCTGGTGCGATTCGCCACGTTCGGCTGGCTTCGTGATCCACAAGGCCATCACCAGCTAATCAAGAACAACGAGTACATAGGAGACTTAACATGGCTATTGGCCCCAACCGAGCAGAGTACCTCAACGTGCCCGGCCTTGCGTATCGCAACGGCCTCGCCACGGGTGGGTACGATTTCCTGTATGAAACGTCTACGACCCAGGACCCGAAATGGTTCCTCGGGGATCGCGTAGTCCTCCCTGATGGCCGCGAGTTCCGGTACGCCAAATCCAGTGGCGCTATCAACACGAACCTCGCCTGTAACTTCACCGCCACCGGCTACACCGCGTACACGGCGATTGCCGTTGCGGCTGCCGTTGGCGACCGATCCCTCACCGTCCCGGCTGCGACTCATGCGGCTCTTACCGCTGATGAGCTTCGCGGTGGGTACGTTGTGCTGGGTAACGGCGGGTCCACCGTCCAGGTCCGTCAGATCGTCGGCAATGCGGCTGCATCCAGCAACGCGGCGTTCGTGATCTATATCGATGCCCCGCTGACCTCGGCCCTCACCGTCGCCAGCACGGGTGTTGAGACCTATCAGAACCCGTTCGCAGCCCTTAACCAGAGCGTGGATCGCACCTATCCGAAGGCGGGTGTTGCCGCTACCGTGGTTTCCGCGGCTAGTACGTACTTCTGGGTGCAGACCAAGGGCTTCACCTGGATCGCCCCGCAGGCTGGTGTGGGTAACGCTGGTTTGGCTGGTCTGTTCTACCGCCATGATGGTTCGGTCGATGACGTTCAGACCGCGCTTGCCGTCACCGTCGAAGGCTACAGCACCTCGCAGTACGCGGGCGTCTGTATCGAAGGCTCGGCGTCCGGTAACGGCCCGCTGATCATGCTGCAATAAGAGAGGAGTTAGACGATGGGTTTACCGTGGAAAGACCTAGGCGATATGGATTTCGTCCCGGCTCCCGCAGCCGCAGCCGCTCCGCGGACTATCTACAAGTCCGATGACGGTATCTTGATCTGTTACGGTACTACGGTCCCTACAGATGCGGATACTGGCTATGCCCCGGGATGTATCTTTATCGACGCTGATTCAACCGGTACCGCATGGGTGTATATCAACGAGGGCACGTTGGCCTCGTGTGATTTCAACTACATCGCTGCTGGTACGTAAGAAACGCATTTCGCAGTACGGCGGGAGTCGGGGTCCTCCCCTGCCTCGGCTCCCTGCCATTTTAACTCAGGGGAGGATAAGGGGAAACCTATGCGTAGTCAATTACAGAAAGTGATCGACACATTGGATAATCTGTTAGGGGACACTGACCCCGATCTGCCCGATGATATGACGGATGACGAGATACGGCAGGAGGAACCGCTGTTTTGGTCGGTTACTACATTAAACGAGATTATGTCAGAACTGCTTAGTTAAGGGGAAACCTATGTTGACGCTTGAACAAGCTAGAAACAACATCGATCAGGTCCTTATGAACGTCCGCGAGCCTGCATTAACGCGGCCCGAGCATGATCTCCTGCGGCAGAGTTTGAACTTGCTGTATGAGACGGCGAAGGATGGTGAAGAAACCACGCAGTCGTTGCATGAGGCTCGTGAGAACGCACTTCGTATCGCTGAGGAAGCTCGTAAGCAGCTGATAGAAGACACCGAAGACCTCGGCACCGACACGAATACCACGGAGTAATCATGGCAGAGACCACATCAGCACTGACAACGGCGGACCTAGTACTTGAGGTCGCTCGCACAGCTGAGATCGCATACTGGGGCACCACTGGCGCGGAGGAGGCTATGGTGCCCACGGATGCGGCTGATCTATCCCGATGCCTCAAGGTGGTGAACAACGCCATTCGGCATTTCATCGCCCATAGTCCGCCTGGTGGCTGGCGTTGGCGCAACCAGTTGATGGAAGTCGATCTCGTGCCCGCGTACACAGGTACGGCAACTGCTGGCGCGGCTACATCACTTACTGACTCTGATATTGCAGGGACCTATGACGATGATCTCTTTAATGGGTACGTACTCACGATTACAGCCGGAACCGGAGCAGATGAATATGCAACCGTCACCGACTTTGACGGGACTCTTGGAAA